GCGAAATACCATTTAACGATAGTCCAATTATAAGTGTTGAAGCATGTGATATAGTTTATTCACAATGGATCGGTCCACAAGGTCCTACTGGAGCAACCGGTCCTATCGGACCAACTGGAGAAACTGGTTCACAAGGAGAACAAGGTCCAACAGGAGAAACTGGTCCTCAAGGTATTCAAGGACCCCAAGGAGTTACTGGACCAATAGGACCAACTGGAGCTCAAGGTGAAACTGGTTCACAAGGTATTCAAGGTCCAACTGGAGAAACTGGACCAACTGGTGAAACTGGACCAACTGGTGAAACTGGACCAACAGGTATTCAAGGTCCAACTGGTGAAACTGGACCAACAGGTATTCAAGGTCCAACAGGTGAAACTGGACCAACAGGTGAAACTGGACCAACAGGTATTCAAGGTCCAACAGGAGATACTGGACCAACAGGAAATACTGGAGAAACTGGTGCTACTGGTCCTCAAGGTATTCAAGGTATTCAAGGTGAAACTGGAGCATCAGGTGCTGATGGTGATGGAACAGCATATTATGGTCAAGTTTCTAAAATGGATTCTGGTACTATTAACATTGCAACAGCAGGTGTTTATCAATCTACTGGGTTAGTTGGAACATTAGATAGTGAAAATTATGGAATATCTTTAGGAACTACAAATACTTTTGCAGTAAAAAACACTTCAGGTTTAAGCCAATTATTTAAGATTTATGGTTCGACTGATATTGATGCAGGAAATAATAGAGTATTAGGAATTAAATTAGCATTAAATGGAACACCAATAGACGAAACTGAGTGTAATGCTTCAACAGGTAATGGAACATCATTTGCTAAATTAGTAACCAATTGGATGATTGAATTAGCACCAGGTGATGAGGTTGCTCTTTATGTTACAAATAAAACAAATTCTGGAAATGTTACATTTCTTAGAGGTAGATTGGTAGCTTCGACTGTAGGTAGACAAGGAGAACAAGGTCCAACAGGGCCAACGGGTCCATTAAGTCCAGAATATCAAAATCCAGTATTTACTATTGAATTAATGGATTATTTAAGTGTAGATTTTTATGCACCATTTGCTTTAGAAATAGACTCAGTTACTAATATCGTTAATGCACCAACTACAACTTTGGCTGTAAATGATTCGCCATACGTTTTAGGAAATCCTATTACGATTGGTTCAAAAGTAACAGTAACAGTTTCAACTGCTGGTGTAGTAAACTTAAATGCGACAAGATTATGACAAACTATTATATAAAAGGACAAACTGATAAATGGGTAAGACCGGCAGGTTGGTTAACCATGCCAACTATAACTGCTGCTGAAAATAAATTAGCATTTTTATTCGCTGTTTATGAAAATGAAGAGAATTGCTTCACTCTAAATTATAACTCCGGTGCTTGCAATTACTTAATCAATTGGGGTGATGGAACTACATTAAATGTCACTAATACAATTGCTATACAAACAAAAAGATATGATTATGGTTCTATTTCTTCAATTGTTTTACAAGATAGTTTCGGAATCGACTATAAACAGGTGATAATTACGGTTACACTTATCTCTGGAACAATAGTTAGTTGGACGATAAGTCCAACATCTGCAGCAGCAAGAACTGGTAAATCACAAATTTTAGAAAGTGTTATAAGCCATAGTCATTCTCTTACTTTTAATGCTAGAGTGCAAACTATGATGCAAAGCTTAAAGATAGTTAAACTAATACCAACTGGTGCAACGACTAACCATTTTACTAACTTAATTGCTTTAAGAAATTTTGAGGGATTTGAGAATATAAATACTACTAATGCTACATCATCTGGATCTGTTTTTGCTAATATGGGTCCAGTATGGCAAGCATTAAATTTTACTTGGAATAGTGGAGCAGGCGGTCAAACAAGTATATTAGGTGGTTGTAGAATTAAGAAATTTGGGAATATGACATTTAATGGAAGTGGTGGTGTATCATCGATAATGACACCAAATCCAAGTTTAGAAGAAATTGGTACTTTAAATACTGGAAATCATAATCTATTAGGTTCAATGTTTCTAAATAATTTTAATCTACAAAAAATTGGAACAATCACAGCTAATGGTTCATCTTTAAACATAACCGGTATGTTTCATAACTGCTATTCATTACAAGAAATAGTATTTGCGGATTGTGCAAATGTTACAACGATTACCGGTACTGCATTTGCAAACTGTTACGCATTAAGAAGATTGGTTTTACCTAATATAGTAGTACCGGTATTTATTGCAAATGCTTGTATGCAAAGAGCAGCTTTAGTAGAATTATTTACAAGTTTAGGAACACCTCTTACAACACAAACGATAACAATAACAGGTAATCCTGGAATACCAGATTTAACTGCTGCTGATTTATTAATTGCAACAAGTAAAAACTGGACAATAATAGCATAAAAGAATAGATATGGAAGATACAAGTGGATTTTACAAATGGGATGATATAAATAATGAATGGTGGTGGGCACCTACTGCTGTTTATGCTCCAACATTTACTTTAAAAAGAGAATTTAAAGGGACTTATGAATATCCGGTTGAAGGATGGACTTGGTATGATGAAAGACCAGCTGATCCGGAAATTTAAAAATCTGAAGAAAAATAAATGGTTCTAAACACTAAACTTACTTCGGCAATGAAGAACACTATTACTCAATTACGATTAATTGATACTGGTGCCTTATTAGCGAGTGCAGAGGTTTACGTAAATGATACTGGAACTTCCCTTATCTTAGAAGTAAGAAGTGAGGATTACATTAAATACCATGTTTACAGTTCACAAATTACTGAAATATTTTTGACACAAACTGGAGTAAATGATGAAATAAATGTGTTTCTTATTCCACAAATCGAAAAAGCAATTCAAAAAACTTTAGATGGTCAAGAAGCATATTTAGCACCAGAACTCTATATAACTTATAACGACGGAATATTATGAAAACTTATGAACAAATAGAACAAATGTTTAAAGCAAAAGGTTATAGATTTTTCAAAGGAGATCTAAACGTAAACCTATTTGCAATCAGAAAAAGAATCAATACCAATCTATTTGATGATAGTATTTTCTTGGTTTATGTAAAAGATGGAATTAAGTCCATTAAGGAATGGGCTTGTACTACTGATGCTGGTGTTACCTACCTTAAAAAACCAATCAACAAGAATGGTACAGCTATTATAGTCCCTGGACAATATCCTGGAGTTTATGCTATTGGTAGACACACAACTTATGAAGCGCTCAGACAACAAAAACCAATGAACTATTATAGAGATAACGATAGGGACTTACAACATGATTTATCAGGAAAGATCTATTCAGAAATTGGTTACACTAATGTTCATCATGCTGGTAAAGATTCGAATAAAATAGATAACTGGAGTGCTGGTTGTATTGTATTTAAGAAATTACAAGATTTTTACACAATGATGGGAATAATAAAAGAATCAGCTAAGAAGTATGGAAATTCATTTACATTCACATTATTTGAAGAACTATAATTATATCTATGTGTATACCGTTAAGATTTGGTTATGAACTTCATGGACATAATATTGAAAGTTAAAATTAAGGAAGTCTGAAATACGGTTTCCATTTTTGTTATGTCTTCCCCACAAAGATTCCACAATAAATTCTCCCAACTCCACTTAGATTTAGCCTTTTCTTCTAATTCTTCTTTTTGAGCTAATATCTTATCTCTTCCAGTTAATTCTAATGTATCCTGCGTGTCCTCAGATTCATTTAAATCTTGATTAAATAGATTACCATAACTTTCCATAAAAGATTCCTTAAATGTAAGATATTGGTCAATTACGTAAAGTGTATCTGTGATAGTCCAATCCAAGATTTGTTCACCTCTAACATAAACATCATAAATGTATGGTTCTTCTATAAGATTATCCCATTCATCTACTCTACTCTTTTTAAATAAAATTGCTGCTATGATATGTAGGTTCTCATCTAAGCCTTGTTCTACGAAATGTTCAACATCAATAAATTCACCAACAGTAAGCTTATTCATCGCTTTAGGTGTAAATCCTTCAATGATTGGCACTTTAGCTACTGGTTCATTAAAAACCCAACCTAGATTCTTTTTAATTGCTTCAAAATCATCGTAATCTAAATCATAGTATTTTTCATCATCTGGTGTAGTATCTTCTAAAACAGAAAGTACCTCTAAAACAAATTCGGATGACGTTAAATCACCCGAACTGTATTTATTTTTAGCTAATCTTATTTCTTGATATTGGTAGACATTTATATCATTCCAATTTTTAGGAAAATTAAATTGACTCATTAGACTCTTCTATTTTTTTAGAAAGATTTGCATTAACTTTTTTGGTTAAGTAAACAATATAAGGGTAGAAATATGCAGCATTCCAGTTTTTAACCTCGGTTTTCTTGTGTTTGATATGAGCATCTGCATAATGTTCTTTGTTGGTTAGGTCACTACGTTTAAAAATAGTAGCAACAATAGTACTAAATGTATCTTTACTTGATTTAAACGCTTTTTCAATCTTAGCCATATCAATAGCTTTTAGGACAAATTCACCACCAATTGGATATGCTTCATAGGTATAACCATCTTCGGCTTGAACAGCTTGTGGTAATGTATCGTCATATTCATAATTACCAAAGTCCTTGATAATAGCAAATAGTTCATCATCTGTGATTTGATTTATAACTTCTTCAGGTGTTCCTAAAGCCTCTAATACGTCGATGTATTTTTCAATGACAAGTTTAGTATCATCATTCATGATTTGTGATACCCTTTCAAATTCTCCAATAGTCATTTCACTTAGAGAAGTTTTTACGGCAAAATTTTGGATTGTGTACATAATTTATTTTGTTTTTATTTATTTATTTATCTACAAAAAAATGTAAATTTTTAAGGTTTGTGATAATATTATATAAAGAGATTAAAAATTTTTTACAACATTGGAATCTAACGACATTTTTAAAATTACTATTGACCCTGAATATTCTACTAATGGAGAAGATTTAGGTATCGAACAAGTAGCTTTTACTGCTAAACCTGCTGTAAAAATAAAAGGTATGGCTTTCGCTAGTCATTATACTGAGTTTTCTGTCGATGAACCAAAAATGAGAATTGCTGCTCCAGTACTTATTCCAATGGAAATCTATCGCAATGACGAAATGGGAGAATATTACGTTCAATTTACTGAAGAAGAAATTGAAAAGATTCACCAAAAATTCATGAAAAATCTAACAAATTCTGGTAAGTTTAATGTTGAACATAATACTGATATTACTGTTCCTGCTTATATTTTAGAATGTTGGTTAGTTGGAGAAAAGAGGTTAGAAGACCGTTCATACAGTGAATTTGGTATTGAAGTACCAAAAGGAACACTTATGATGGTAGCTCAAATCACAGATAAAGAATACTATACGAAATTGGTTGCAAATGACCAAACAGGTTTCTCAATTGAAGGTTTTTTAGGACTTAAATTGAGTGAAATCGAACAAATAAAAAAAGAACAATCTATGAACGAAGACTTAAAACTACCTGATGGTGAACACGAAATCGCAGGTAAAATTTATGTTGTACAAGATGGAGCTATTACTGAAATTAAAGGGAAAGTCGAAATGACTGAAGAAGTAGTTGAAGAAGTAGTTGAAGAAGTAGTTGAAGAACAAGAAATGGAAGAAGCTGTAATCGAAGAAGTTAAGCCTGAAAAAGTCGAATTACAAGTTTCTGAAGAAGAAGTTATGACTATCGTACAACCTAAATTGGATGAAATTTACGGTGTATTAGCCGATTTAAAAGCTTTGATTGAAGCACAAATCAGTCACGAACAGGAAGATGAAGTAGAGCCTGTACAAATGTCTGCTCACACAAAATTCGCGGAAGTAATTAAATTCGCAAGTAAATAAAAAAATAAATAATTATGTCAAGAAAATTAAAATTTGATTTAAACGTTGAGGCAAACGCATTGCTTTGTCCTAACCCATCAGAGTTCTACTCTAAAGCATACATCACTGAAGATGTTGTAAACAACTACAGACCTATTCCAGGTGTTAAATCTGCAACTAAAGTTGCTAATGTACTTTTTAACGATGTATTAAAAGCATCAAACTGTAACTTTTCCGCAAATGGTCAAGATTTAGATGCTATCGATATCGACGTATGTGCATTATCTGCAATGGCTGAATTATGTAGATTCGACCTTGAAGCATCATTCGTATCTTTACAAATGGTTAAAGGTTCTAATGGTTCTTTCGAAGTTTCTGCATTCATGGCTTACTACTGGGATGAAATGGCAAAAGAAATTGCTCAAGAAATTTCTATCCTTAGATGGAGAGGTGATAAACTTGTTACTCCATTAACATTCATCGACCTTTGTGATGGTTACGAGAAAAAATTCAATGCTGACGAAGATATTATCAGACCAGCTGGTGAAACTGCTATCACTTCTGCTAACGTATTGGCTGAAATGGGTAAAACATACGCTGCTTTACCAGGTAAAGTTAGAGCACAAAAAGCTGATTTGAGATTCTATATCTCTTCTAACGTTTATGCATCTTACGAATTAGCTGCTGCTTCAGGTAACACATTAACTTATGTTACTCAGACTTTAGGAGATACATTCTTAGGTATTAAAATCGTAGTTATCGATGGTGCATCTGACAATACTATGGTATTGACTAACCACAAAAACCTTATCTACGCATTTGACGGTGAAGGTGATGATAAAGCACTTAAAGCAGTAAACTTGGAAGATACAGTTGCTGAACCATTGTTAAGAACTAGAGCTAATATCAAAGTTGGTTTCTTCTATACAAATCCAACTGAGATCGTATTCTACCAAGCTTAATCTTAGTAAACATTAAAAACCCAAGGGCTATCATAAGGTAGCCCTTTAAATAAAAAAAATTATAAATCATGGCATGTACTGCATTAACATCAATAGCTAAAAGTTGCGACAACACCATTGGAGGTATTAAGCAAGTTTGGTTATGGGATATGGAACAAAAAGATACTACACTATCAGTTCAAGATCAAGCTAATTGGACTTGGACAGAATACGTAATTGATGATGTTCCAGACTCATACGAATTTATCAGAAACTCTTCTAATTTCATAGAAGAAGGAGCGATAGACTTAACTGCTGGTTCTTCTTTCGTAAGAGCAACTTTGACTTTAGTATTCACAAGACGTGAAGCATCTAAATCTAAAGCAATTAAAATCCTTGGAGAAGGTCAAAGATATTTAGGAGGTCTTGTATTAGACTCAAATGGTATTTATTGGATTTTTGAAGAACTACAATTATCAAATGTAGCAGATGGTTCTGGAACAGCTAAAGCTGACGGTTCTAAATATACAGTTACTTTACTTGGTGAAGTTCCTGATTTTGCAAAAGTTATTACTACTGAGCAAGCTGCATTATTCATTGAAACAGGTTCTACTGAAGCTCCTTAATCTCAGGATTAAATTAAAATTCTAAAGGGTGGGTCAAAAGCCTACCCTTTTTTTAATAAAAAAAGAAATTAGCATGATCTACATCGAGAAAGATAATACCAATACATTTGTTTTAGAACTTTCTGCACTTATAGCAAGTAGTGAGATTTATTTCTTATTAGGTATTTTATGGGAAGGTGAGATAGACAAAGAATGGAGAGCAATACAATTATTGGACTCTTCTCTTGCGCCATGCAGATACAACAAATTTTCCATCATAGAAAGTACAATGGGTTCTCAGGATTTATGGGCAGATAACCTGGATTCCCTTTCCCAAATTAATTTAGAATTAGGTCAGTATAAATACTCTATATGGACAAGTGAAACTCTATTTGAGCAACCACTTGATTGGGATGGAATTACACCACCAGTCACAACTAAACCGATTTCAACAGGAAGATTAATAGTTGTTGGGGAAATTGAAGCTCCATACGACTCAATTATTCCAAACGTTTCACTTCCAAGTGTTTACGATTAATAAAAAAAAATAAAAGATATGAAAATATTTGGTTACGAATTATTTAAGTCACAAGCCCCTTTGACTCAGAATACAACAAGTTCTTACACGAATTTTGCATTCTCAACACCTCTTTCACCTATAGGAAAAGGTAATCTGAGTTTGCCTTATGTGAATCGTTATTACACACAAAACAATATAGTTCGTTTTGGCTCTGACAATTTATATCCGCAGGTTTTAAATCAGTTATTTTTATCGTCACCAGTACTTGGGGCTATCTTGGACTATATTGCTAATGCTACTATTGGAGGAGGTTATGAATGGGTTGATACTAAAGTTGGAGTTGCTCAAAAAGTAGATGAAATGGCTTTTGAAAAGAAAAACAAATTTAGAAAATTAACTAAAGCCATTACATTGGATTATGTTATTCACAGAAGAGTTTGTGTACTAATTCAAAAAAGAAGTGGAGCTGTTAAATACAAAAGATTAGACCCATCTACAATCAGAAATAATGCAACTAATACTGTATTCGTTTATTCTAATGACTGGTCTAGAGGGCTGGTTGATAATAAAGAATATAAAAGATGGACACCAGATTGTGGAGATGGTGAATACCTTTACGTTTATCAAGATGAAACTCCTGGACAAGATATTTATGCTATTCCGCGATACAATAGTGCATTAAACTGGGCATACATGGATGCTGAACAATCATTCTTCCATAAATCAAATATGCAAAATAGTGTATTCCCATCATTGGTTATAAGAAGACCGAAAGAATTCCAAAGTGTTGAAGAAGTTAATAAATTTAAAATTGAAATTCAAGACAAAACTGGTGCTTCAAATGCTGGTAAATTATTAGTTCTAACTGGTAATGGATTTGATGATACTCCAGAACTTACAAGCTTACCATCAAACAGTAATGATAAAATGTTTGAAGGAACTGCTAAAGAACTTAAAGAAAGCATTGCAATCTCTCTTGGTATTAACCCGGCTATTATCGGTGTTAAAGTAAGTGGTTCATTAGGAGCAACTACTGAAATTAAAGACAGTTATGCAATCTTTGAAAAGAACGTAGTTAAACCAACTCGCGAAACAATGGAAGAAATTTTAAATGATTTAATTGATATTGCAGGTATTAAAAACACAATCATAATCAAAGATTTCCAAATCATTGACGGAATCATTACAGAAACTACAGATGCTCAAGCATTCACATTTGCCCCTAAAAAATAAAATAAAAAATGATCTATTTTGTAACTCCAGAATGGCTTAAAGCCAATACAACAATCAATCAAAATGTTGATGTTGCTGATATCGTACCGCTTATTAAAACCTCTGCACAATTCAAAACACAAGGTTATATTGGTACATATTTTTTCAAGGATTTATTGCTTAAGTTCAATAACCAATCTCTTAATGCTGCTGAGGAAATCCTGGTTCAAGATTATATGAAACCTGCTATTGCATGGAGAGCAGCAAGCGAAGCTGTTATTAGCACTTCATATCAAATAAAGAATAAAGGTGCTCAAACACAATCAGGAGACTTTAGTGTCTCACCAGAATTTAAAGCTATCATGTTTTTAGTACATCACTACACAGATAAAGCTGACTACTATGATAACAGATTAATCGAATTCTTGAAATTACATAGAGAGGAATATCCTGAATTTATGAGTAAGCTAAATGAAGATGCTGCTATACTTAAACATGGTTGTGGTACTACTCCTGATGGATTTACTTCAAATACCCTTTTTATCTAAAATTACTATGCAACTGATGACTACTGCTATTCACCTTTGGACAACCATAAAATCTCTTGGTTGGAATCTAATACTTCCCGTTTTAGGATTTATTGCACCGATTAAATTCTTACTTATATTAGTGGGAATTGCTATCACAGCTGATACCGTTTCTGGTGTCTATTGGGCTGTTAAAACCCGAGGGTGGAGGTCATTCTCATCTAAGAAATTTAGGCGAGTAGCCAATAAGATACTGGTCTATAACATGGTAGTTATCTCAATGTATGCTATGGATATTTATTTGCTTAGTGAAATTATTAAACTTTTTATTGGTATTCCTCTAATCCTAACCAAATTTACAGCTATAGTGCTAATCAGTATCGAGGCATTCTCATTGGATGAAACACTTAAAGCTAACAATGATGGTCGTGGTATCTGGTACCATATCAAAAGATTATTTAATGCAGCTAAAAAGATCAAGATCGAAACCCAAGACTTAACAGAAGGTGTTGAAGAAATAACTGACATTAAGAAATGAGATAAATAAACTAGGTCTCTTTTAAAGAGGTTTAAAATTTAATATTTTAATTCTAGGACACTTTTAAGGGTTCTCCTATATAAACCATTAACAATTCAAATAAAGTTTACTACACGTACTCAGAATACAAACAGGACGATCTACCAATGGGTTATCCAATAGAATTAGAACAATCGCGACCAACCATGAAAACTGAATTGAAAAACACTTACGAAGATTTAATCCAAGAAATGATTATTGATGGTATTAATGGTATGACACCAGAAATGAAATCACTTATTCAGAATGCACCAGTTGAAAAACGTAGGTCGATGATATTAACAGTATTGGAAGAAAATAATGTTGAACATCGTTTGCTTTGTAGTAGAATACATAAAACAGTTGATACTAACAACCATAGTGAAATGAATCATATAAAAGATGTTGTTGGTATGTTAAGAGAATATGTAAAAGTATCTGCAACTGAAGTAAAAACTATGGGTGAAGTTATGACACCAATTACACTTGTTGAAGAAATGCTTGATACACTTCCTTATGAAGTATGGACTAATCCTAATTTAAAATGGCTTGACCCTTGCAATGGTGTAGGTACATTCTTTTCAGTTGTTATCGAAAGATTAATGAAAGGGTTAATTTCATTTCAACCAGACGAAAAATTAAGATATAAACACATATTAGAGAATATGATTTATGCTTGTGAATTACAAGCAAAGAATTTGTTTCTATTTTTATATGCTTTTGACCCAAAAGATGAATATGCTTTGAATGTTTTTAATGGAAGTTATTTAACTGAAGATTTTAATAAGCAAATGGAATTTTGGGGTGTGGAAAAATTTGATGTTGTGGTTATGAATCCGCCTTACCAAGAATTAAAAGAAGGCAATAAAAAATCACAAGCACTTTGGGATAAGTTTGTAGTTAAAACAATTTCACAATTGGTTGAAGGTGGTTATCTTGTTGCTGTACACCCAGATAGTTGGAGAAGAGTTGATGGTGGTTTCAAATTAATTGGAAATTTGATGAGAAGTAAACAAATAACATATCTTGAAGTGCATAATACTGATGATGGTGTAAAAACATTTGGTGTACATACAACATATGATTTTTATTGTTTACGTAATGTACCAAATACAATGTTTACTAAAATTAAATGTATGGATGGCACTACTCAAAGAGTTGATATTTCTAAAGTGGAATTTATTCCAAATGGAATGTTTAAAGAATTTGAAAAACTTATTGCTAAAGGTAATGAAGAAAAAGTTGCTCTAATTGTTGATTCTTCATATCACACACAAAGAATTGAATTAATGTCAAAAACACAAACAACTGAACATATTTATCCCTGTATTTATTTAACTTATAAAGATGGCTCATATAAATTATGGTATTCTAATACAAAATCAAAAGGACATTTTGGTATTCCAAAAGTAGTATGGAGTAATGGTGGAGCATCAACACCTATCATTGATGAAAACGGAGAATATGGATTGACACAATTTGCTTATGCTATTGTAGATGAATCAAAAAATTTAGAGTTTATTCAAAAAGCAATGTTATCGACAAAATTTATGGAGTTGATGTCATATGCTGATGGTGGAAGACATAGATATAATAAAAAAGCAATATCTCTTTTTCGCAAAGATTTTTGGAAAGAATTTTTAAAATAATTAATAATAATATAAAACTTTAAACAATTATGAACAAAAGAATTAAAATTAAGGAAACCATTAACAATTCAAATAAAGTTTACTACACGTACTCAGAATACAAACAGGACGATCTACCAATGGGTTATCCAATAGAATTAGAACAATCGCTAAGACACACCAACTTTAAGGTCAAATCTTATCATCGAGGAGCCACATATTCAGGACTACAAATCTCACCAACTCTAGAATCAAAACCAAAAGAATTCTTTTTGAAGTAGCTACCAAATCTAAATCTAAAACCAAAACACTATTCTAATGTTAAATAATTGTTAAATGTTTCAAAAAGCCGTATAAATGTAACAAAAACTAAGGCACAATGGGATATATAATATAACCAATAAACAAAAGGTTAATGTCCAACAAACAAAAGGACACTGGGTTCCAGAGGATTGGCCTCCTCTGGTTGCTCTCCCAGTCAAAAAAGAGCTTAACATAAAAAAAGAGCAATAAAATGAAAACACAAGTTCCAGTACCTACTGTGGTTATCGAAAGAGTAACCAATCAAATCCAAAAAGATTATCCTACACTTACACAGGATCAAAAAACAAAACTATTTTCTAAATTAGTAGAATTCTGGTTTTACATCTACACTGAACACCAAAAAGAAATTCAAAAATTATCAGCATCATTTGGTAATGAGCACCTATTTAATGTTTATACCCATATTCACAGATCTAAATTAGCTAAATATAGAGTAAAAATCGGTGGCAAACTAATACAATATCCTGAATTGATTAAAGTATTACAATCTCTTCAATTGGTTGATATTAATGATACATATTCAGCAGGTAGATTCTCTAAGTCTTATAGAACAAGCCCTACATTAAGATATGAAATGGTTCAAATGATTGAATTAGACCTATCTAAATTACTAATCAATAACAAAACACGTGAACAATTACTTCAGGAGAACCCTAATCATACTAAATTAATCAATGACTTATATCTGGTTAAAGTCCACATAGACAATTTCTTTCTTCAAATAGATTTTCTAATTGGTTCAGTTTACAAATGGGAAAAAGGAGAGGCTAAAGTACTTACACCAGAACATGCATACGCACTTAAGATTAGAGCAATCAAAATTAATTTAGGAATACACTTCTTTTCAGTTGCATGTACAGGTAGAATATATTCATCTCTTGCTAACTTACCTAAATTAACACTTCCTTTTATTACATTAAATGGTAAAGTACCAATGGAAATTGATGCTGCTAATTGTCAACCCCTATTACTTGCCTCTCTTCTTAATCACTCTTCTTTTAAATCTGATTGTGAATCTGGAATCTTCTATGACAAAATGGCTGAACACTTAGGGCTAACACGTCAAGAATTTAAAATCAAATCTTATGCACAAATCTTCTTTAACAATAAAAAGATCTCTAAAGAAATGAGTGAGACTCTTGACCAAGTTTATCCAAATCTTTCTGAACAAATTAATGAATGGAAAGCTAAATCTAAAAAGGCTGCTCAAGCTATGGACAAGGTGAACTTACTATGGCATAAATTACAATCTTTAGAAGCAAGTGTCTTTGTTAAGACTGCCTTGGAACAAATGAGACCAGTATTTACAAGACATGATTCAATAGTTTGTACTCCAGAAGATTTTGATTCTATCTCTAAAGCTATCAAGAAAAGATTTAAAGAGATTGGTATTAAAGTTACACTAAAATAAGCTTGGGCTAGAGTCTTAAATAAGTTACGAATAATTTATCTAAAGAAACGAGAAGTTAAGATAACTAAAGAACATAATTATATCTATGTGTACACTTTAAGATAAATAACGTAACATAATTATATCTATGTGTACACTCTAGACCAAACCTAAAATAAGCTTGGGCTAGAGTCTCGATAAGTTACGAATAAGTTACGAATAAGTTTATCTAAAGAAACGAGAAGTTAGATTAAAACATAATCAAAGTTAAGATAACTAAAGAACATAAATTATATATATGTGTACACTCTAGACCAAACCTAAAATAAGCTTGGGCTAGAGTCTCGATAAGTTACGAATAGATTTAACTAAAGAAACGAGAAGTTAGATTAAAAACATAATCAAAGTTAAGATAACTAAAGAACATAAATTATATATATGTGTACACTTTAAGATAAATAACGTAACATAATTATATCTATGTGTACACTCTAGACCAAACCTAAAATAAGCTTGGGCTAGAGTCTCGATAAGTTACGAATAAGTTACGAATAAGTTTATCTAAAGAAACGAGAAGTTAAGATAACTAAAGAACATAATTATATCTATGTGTACACTTTAAGATAAATAAC